GGCATCGTCATCATCAAATACAACATCGGCTCTGCCTCAATCTTCACCTTCAAGTCCACGCAGAAGTGGACTGCACCAGCGGGTGCGGTGAGCGTTGACTACCTTGTTGTTGCGGGGGGTGGGGGTGGTGGTGCCGATGATGCTGGCGGTGGGGGCGCGGGCGGGTTCCGAACTGGAACTGCTTTAAGCATCACGGCGGGAACTGAATACACCGTAACCGTTGGCGCTGGCGGCGCGGGTGGAATTAACAATACAAACGGGTCTGCTGGCGCAGACTCTGTATTTAGCACTATTACGTCAACAGGCGGCGGTTACGGCGGCAAAGATCAAAATGGCGGTGGTAATGGCGGTTCTGGTGGCGGTTCTGGTGGCGGTGGCGGCGCAAGCACTTTACCCGGCGGTTCTGGAAATACCCCATCTGTAAACCCATCACAAGGCAGCAACGGCGGGTCACGCCCGTCTTCTATTAACCCCGACCCGCGTTATGGCAGTTCTGGCGGTGGTGGCGCAAGCGCAGTCGGCGGTGATGTCGCAGCGGGCGGAGTCGCTGGAAGCGGGGGTAACGGCACCGCCTCATCTATCTCCGGCTCGTCAGTAACTTATGCTGGCGGTGGCGGTGGTGGCTCTCGTTCGCCCGGCCCAGCAGGAAGTGGCGGCTCTGGCGGTGGTGGCGCAGGAAGCCTTGGAGCAGCAAATGCGACATCTGGCGCAGCCAACACAGGCGGCGGCGGAGGTGGCGCAGGAAACGATTATGGCGGGGGTCAAAACGCAAACGGCGGCGCAGGCGGTTCCGGCATCGTAATTCTCAAGGTGAACTTCACATGAAAACTTATCAACTCATGGGCATTGATACCGCGATGCACTTGCTTCGCCCCGGCGCAAAGTGGGAAATCAGCAACCGCGAGATCACCCGTTGGGAAGACCCAAGGCCAAAACCCTCGTGGGACGAAATCATGTTCACGATTGAAAAGATCAAGGAACTTGAGGACGCGGTGCCGACGATCCTGTTGCCCGAGCAAGCCAAGGCATTTGAGGATTACGTTGCCCAGATTGAAAAGGCGGTCGCGTGAACCTCTACAGCATATTCCCTACGCCGGTTGCCAAGTTTGAACTTGGACGGGATTACACCGCCGAGGAAATGGCGTTCGTAGACTCGCAGCCGACCCATAAGAACATGGGTAATACCACAAGCGATGACCGCTATGTGCTGCGTCACGACACGATGGCGAACCTCAAGGCGTTTGCCGAGGCCAGTGTTAATGAGTACCTGCGGAGCATCCACGCGCCCAAGCACGAGGTCACGCTGCGCTTGACGCAATCGTGGCTGAACTACACCACGCCCGGTCAGTTCCATCACAAGCACGCGCACCCGAATTCGTTTATCTCGGGCGTGTTGTATCTCAAGGCCGCACGCGAGCGCGACAAGATCTATTTCTACCGCGACGGCTACAAGCAGATCAGCCTGCCGACGGACAACTGGAACCTCTACAACAGCGAGAGTTGGTGGTTTGAGGTCGGTGCCGGTGACTTGATGCTGTTTCCGTCTAGCCTCACGCACATGGTGGAAGCCGTGCAGCAGGAGCGGGTATCGCTATCGTTCAACACTTTCCCGGTTGGTTATGTCGGTGAGGAAGAAAGTCTCACCGCTTTGCATTTGAAGGAGTAACCCAAGTGGCACATTTTTGCGAATTGGATGGAAATAACGTAGTGACTCGCGTCATCGTTGTCGCTAACAAGGACACGGCTGACGCTGACGGCAACGAACTGGAAAGCATCGGCGTGGCGTTCTGCCAGAAGCTGCTCGGCGGCAACTGGAAGCAGACGAGCTACAACGGCAACATCCGCAAGCACTACGCCGGGATCGGCTACAAGTACGATGCCGCGCTGGATGCGTTCATCCCGCCGCAGCCGTATCCGTCATGGACGCTTGATGCCGACTGCAACTGGCAGGCTCCGGTGCCGATGCCCGCTGACGCTGGCACGGGCGAACCGCCCAAGATGTATTCGTGGGATGAGGCCACGCAGTCGTGGGTTGTCGTTGAGGGTATGCCGTGACATCGGTGCAAGAGCTAGAAGTGACCGTCACTAGTCACATTGATGTTTGTGCAGTCCGATATGAGGCCATCCACGCTCGGCTTAAGCGTCTTGAGCGATTGGTTATTTCTGTCGGCGGCACGGTCATCCTTGTGCTGATTGGTGCGCTTGGCAGCATAGCCGTGATGTTGGTAGACGCGATTAAATGATTCAAGCGTTGATACCTACCATCGCGCCGATCTTGGGCAAGGTCGTTGGCAATCTGTTTCCCGACCCTGAGCAGAAAGCCAAAGCCGAAGCCGAAATGATGAAAACGCTGCTGGCGCACCAAGCCGAAATTGAAGGTGCCGCAGCCAAAATCATTCAGACGGAGGCGGCCTCGCAGCATTGGTTGGCGGCGAACTGGCGACCGCTTACGATGTTGGTATTCGTGTCCCTAATCGTTGCCCGCTGGTTTGGGTGGGCTGCGCCGAACCTCTCGGAAGCCGAGTACATTAAACTGTGGTCTATCGTTGAGTTTGGGTTAGGCGGCTACGTCGTCGGGCGCAGCGTGGAGAAGATCGCCCCCTCCATTGCTGATGTGATGAGAAAACGCTGATGGACTGGAAGGCGTACCCGAATTTTATTGCCGCCGAGTTCAACTGTTCGCATTGCGGCGATAACAAGATGACGCCTGACTTTATGGCGAAACTCCAAACCCTGCGCACCGCCTACGGCAAACCCATGCGCGTCACCTCGGGCTATCGCTGCCCCAAGCACCCCATAGAGGCGAAGAAGGCGGCACCGGGGGCGCACGCATCAGGTTGTGCCTGTGACATAGGGGTAGAGGGCGCAGAGGCCCACAAGCTATTAACGCTCGCTATGGCAGCAGGCTTTACCGGCATTGGCGTCCAGCAGAAAGGAACTGGCAGATTTCTGCACCTTGACACGCTAACGAGCGGAGTCAGGCCCACCGTTTGGTCGTACTAACTTTAGTTCGTCTTTAAGCGTTTTTATTTCCAACGCTAACACGGTTGCCTCTACGACCAACCCTGCCTGACGCATCGCCGCCAATGCTTGCTCAACCTTGACTTGCTGACTAAACCTCCACGGCATCCGCTCCATTTCCGTTTTCCATGCCCCCGGCGGGCTTTCGGTATCTATAATCACCAGTATTGCCCTCCTGTGCGCCGCCGTGAGCAGGCCCAGTTAGGGGACGGCACATGACGCCAATCTACCGTCCAAAGCCGCTGTAATGCCTCCAGAATCGTTTTCACGGCATACCCTCCACGCTGTAGTTGGTTGACGGGGAGCGCCAGTCCCTCGGCACCTCCCCGTTGATCCAGCTCGGGTCAGCCCATAACAACCTATTGTTAGGGTAGGCAATCCATTGCCCCGAGTCTAAAGCGATGATGTGGTGGTCTTTGCTCTGGTCGGGTATCTCGCTCCAACCGCCATCACACCAGAATACGGTCATCAGGTACGTCCCCGGTCGCTGCACCCCGTCACGGCCTATAGCCTTGACCCGGTGGTTACGCAAGAACGCCACCTCTTTGACCTGACAGTTGCGGCTAAAGCTATCCCACCACACCGCAAGCTGTAACGCCATTTCGGGGCAAGGCTTACTGCACAGCGCGTGGATCGGGATACGCGCCCATTGTGCGCCTGACTCCAGCATGATTTGGAACATGGGGGCGCGCATTACTTCGCTACGGAATCCAAAGACCGTGCATAGGGTGAAGTCTCCCTTGCCCTTCTCATGGTCGTGCAAAAACTCGTTACGCACATATGCCGTGATGTACGGCGTGTCAGCCCAGAAGTTCATTTGCCCCTCGCCCGAATCGCGGCGGCAATCTTGCCGTTTAAGTGCGGTCCCGCCAACTTCGCACACGCCTCACGCTCGGCTAACACTGCCTCCCGCAGTCGCTCGTTCTCGGCATGAAGGCGGCGCAGTTCGTCGGCGGCTTCTGAAGTCGGATCGTTACGCAGCCAGCCATAAGCAACATCGCATGAGCCGACGTCAAAACATTCGCCATTCTCTAATTCATAAGCCAATCGCAGGGCTTCGGGTTGGTCGTTCATCGCGGTTGCTCCTGTTCAGATTGGTTTGTGTTGTTCCAACACTGCAAAGCATCTTCAACTTCGCGCAAACCTTTCTCGCCCATTCCCGGCATCCTCAAAAGATCTATTTTTGCTACTTCCTTTAATTGCTCAACGCTGTACACGCCGTCGCGTTCCAAGATGTTATGTATGCGAACAGTTAAGCCAAGTGCTGTTAAAGGCGTGCCATAGAAACGGTTGGTCAATTCAAAACGATTAAGCACTTCCACCAACAAGTTAAACAGTTCCATGTCACCACTAGTGCAAGCCTTCATCGCTCGGATACGAACGCGGTCTGCTACATCTACCTTGCTCATACATCACCCCTCGCCCGAATAGCCGCGGCGATCTCGCCGTTCAAGTGCGGCCCCGCCAACTGCGCGCAGGCCTCACGCTCGGCGGCGGCGGCGGGGGCGGCAAATTTCCATTGATATTCCATCAAATCCCATGGCGTTTTTAATCCAGCTTCGTGAGCCATTCTAAAAATGTCATCGCGGGTCATACCAACCCCTCTTTGTGTAATTGCATGATGGTGCGAGCCATGCCGTCGTAATGGGCTAGGCGTAACTCGTCGCGTGACAGCCCGCTCTTGTGCGTCCTACCGTCTACCTCGTCGTGGCAGCTAGAACAGCACCACGCCCCTAGCAGATCGGGTGACTTCAGCCCCATGCCGCTCACCCCTGCTACGCGCAAATGCGCCAGCACGACCGTTTCGGAATTGAAGTTACAGACGCCCGGTATACGCACCGTGCATCCACGCCCTCGGGCTTCTTTACGCAGCATAGATCGGCTCCGGTAACGGCCCGATGCCAAGCTCTATCAGCCTGTTCTCAATGCCGTGTAAGTATTCGGTGAATTCTTGTTTAGTCATGCGTGATGTTCGCTTAAGTGGCCGCAGACGCTTCTTGCCAAGCCCTGTAAGCGTCTCCCAGCCAAATATCTCACCAAGGAAATACTCATGCAGGTCATCGCGTGTCCAGCCCTGTAGCGCCTCTCCGCCCGCCTCCATGATCATTGGGTAAACGACACCCCAGAGGTAAGCCAGCTGCTGTGACGTTTTGGGCTTTTTCCACTCGGCTACCTCTACCGCCCACACGCGCTGCGGGTCTAACCCCTGCATCATGCGAGTTACGGCAACCGCCATCTGCTGTGGCGTTGTGCCTTTCGGGAATATGCGCTTCACAGTCGTTCCTCAAAGTCTATGTATCGCCATGCAAGATATTCGGGGGTCACGGCATAAACGTCGTAGTCGTACCCGCGCTCCTTGTCGGTGATTTTCCGCACAATCCAGTCGGGGAACGTGGTGCGTACATCTACGAGTGCCGCCACGGTCAGACTTGCATTGACGATGTAGTAGTAATCAGGGCGCGGATCAGCCGCATCAAAGGACTTCTTGGCACAGATCGCAGCCGTCTCAAACGGCCAAGCTTCGTACTGAAAGTCATGCTTGATGTGCTTCACCTCTATGCGCTTCCCTGAGACGTAAATATCACCTTTGTCAGCAAACTCTTTGCGGTCGGCAAAATCACGGGCCATGCGACGTTTTGGCAGCGTCACGGTATGCCCACGGTTCAGCAAGTACGTCGCCACAACAATCTCTGCTGGGCGACTTGCCCTAAACCTTGCCTCAAAGTCAGAAGGGTGTATCAAGGTCAGACCAATTATCTTCGCTCATCGCAGGCGCGGCTTTCGGCTTTGGCTGTTCGCCTTTGGCCTCAAACCGTAGCGACATAAACTTATCGCCCGTCTTTTTGCTGGCCTGTATCCAACCCGATACGTTCATGTCCACGTTGTTGATGACGCACGATCCTCGGTAGTCGGGGCGTTTCTCATTGCCCTTCTTGTCGTTCTTGAACAGCACGCCACGCATGTTCGGGTCGTATTGATTAGCCACGGTTTAACTCCTGTAGTTTTTCCAGTTTCTCGTTTAACTCGGCAAGGAAAGTCTTAACCTCGCCCTCCAATGTCGTGATGTATTTGTCGTCCCGCTCCACGCGCTTGACGAACATCCGCAGGTGTTCGGGCAGCCGGGGGTCGTAAGACACGAAATCGCACCATTTGCGCCCCGTGCAAGCCATCTGAAACTGAATCTGCGGGATGTACTTGGTCGGCACCTCGCCAGCGAGCAGCGTGTCAAGGTGGGTGCTGGTCGCAGGACACTTGAACTCCACCAGCCCCTCATCGTTTACGAGGCCGTCAGGGGACGCGCCAGCATGTTCAAGGCGAGGGTGCTGGATAAACCCCACCTCCTCAACCAGCTCGCCTGTACGGGCGCTGTAGGCGGCCCTAGCGTGCGGTTCCTGCTCCGTACCCCACTCCATGTGCGCGGTAGAAAACCCGCCGCCCCTTTGACCCGTTAGCCGCTCCACGATGAGGTCAGCCATGTAGCTTTCCCGGGTCGCGCCTTTGCCCTTAGCAATAACTTCAGATACTCGGGAGGCCGTGACTTTGCCGAGCCGTGCTTGATGCCATTCGGTTGTGCGCTGCTCCATTACTGCACCTCTTTGCTGCGAGCCATAAACGCATCCATGTGCAGTTCACGCACCGGAACGGGCAAATCGTTAAGCAGCGCCCGCAGCGCCTTCTTGCTATCGCACGCAGCGATCTGCGCCAGCACCTCGGGGTCTTGCGCGGCAACTTCGTGCGTCGTGGCATCGGCGTCGTTGTCGCCCTCGGTTGGGATGCAGAACGCTTGGAAGGCGGCGTACTTATAAGCAGCAGACATGGCCTTGTTGCTCGCCTTGTCTCCGCTATCCATTGCCTCGCCAATCGTGACGACCGTGTGTTTGCTGCCATCCTCGGCGGCGACGAAATCAAACTCCACGGTGAGCGTGACGTAGAACAGCGCACCACCTTGGCGGTTCTGCCGCTCCACTACCTCGCGTGCCGTGACGCGAGGCAGGATGCAAAGACCATGCTTGGCAAGGAGGGGCGAAAGCGCCCCGTACACTTGGTCAATGCCGCGGAACTTGTAGCCCTGCGACTGGTTCTTGCTGTCTTTGCTGATGCCGACTTTGCTCAACTCGGCGGTGATCGCCGCGATCTTTTCATACACCTTCATAATTGTTCTCCGTTAATGCTGCAATGGCGCGGTTACAAGCCTCAATGCGTTCTTGCTCCTCGCGCTGCTGTAGTTCCAAGTCTTGCTGGTGCCACCAACTGTCATCGTCTTGCCAGACGTTATCGGGTTCCATGCGTCACCTCCGCATCGCAAGAGTGACCGTCGCAGGGGTCAACGAGAGCAGCCAGCAGGTAGATGATGACGATGCCAAAAATGGCGAGTTTGCTGCGCTTCATACGTCCCACGCCTCCTCTTGCGTCTTGCGGTAGTGGTTCCAGCAAGAGTTCTCCAACGTGTCAAATTCCTCAATCGTCAGATACTCAAGGTCGCAGCGGTAATTGACGTAGACCGCGTTGGATTTCTTGTCGCTGCTGTCAATACCGTCGGGGTACACGCCGAGGATGTACGCGCTGCAAATCTCTAGCGTCTCGGGTACGCCAACCGAGGGATCAGCATGGTGTACGGCGTACTCAACTTCAGCCTCAAAGGCTACGCCGAGCAGGACAATGGTGGTGGTTGTAAGCATCTCTGTTGCTCCTGTTGTGTGTGTCAACGCTGATAGGATAGTTGCCTTGACATAGGGTGTCAAGCCCCCTATCCTTCTTTTCCATGAAACCGCAACAACTCATCAAGCGATACGGTTCCCAATACGCTGTTGCCAAGGCTTTCGGGGTTACCCGGGCTGCGGTGCAGCAATGGGTGAAGGCTGGGGCGATCCCAGCGGCAAGGCTGTGGCAACTGAAGGCGGGGCAGGTAAAGCCCCCACAGGGCCGCTAATGCGTTTCACGGATGCCAGAAACGACAAACCCCCCGAGGGTGAGGCGGAGGGCTTGACGCGGCAGGGGGGCTGCCATTACGCTGAATTTGCAGATCGGCGTGATGGAAGTCTGACTGACTGTTCTAGTCGTGTCAACCACCCCACCACGCCCAACTACTCGGGCATTCTGGTCGGGGCAACCACGCGCAGAGTGACCTTAAACCTACACCGGGGCAGCCAGCCTGTAGGTGCGCGGCGTCAGTCGGGAAGCGCAAATGGCAGCCGAGGGGACGAACCTTGGTGAAAAGTAGCCGACAGCGGATGGCTCCGTCAGTCATCAATTCCGCACGATCCACGTTAGGCGTACTCCGTCTCAACCGTGCGGATTCACCATCAGTCATCAAGGTTTAGAGGGTAATCACATGGTAGAAGGATTAGACGTTACGGCATGGGAGAGGTGGGTAGCGTTCCGCAAGGCGATACGCAAGCCGATCAAGGAAGCCTCAATCCATGCGATGCAGATGAAGCTGGCGAAGTACGGTGACGATCAGGAAGAAGTTGTTAACCAGTCGGTCAGTAACCAATGGCAAGGATTGTTTGACCTCAAAAAGTCTAAGCCCGGGTTTGGCGAAAAGCCCGTCAAGACTGACAAACAAGTAGCCGCTGACAACGAACGCTGGCAGCAAACGCAGGATCGTTGCGCCCGGGAGTGGGACAAGCGCCTTGGTGAACCGCTCGCTAAACTCAAACTCGCGGATGCCCTCCTTGCGCGTTACAACGTCAGAAATGACGAACCCGGCCACGACGAACGGATGGAGTGGCTACGGGAGCGGGTGGCAGACCTACTGCGGGAGGCAGATGCAAAGCTGGTGGCGGGTGATCCTTGCCTCATAGCAATGATTTGCCAGTTTTGGGGCGAGCGGGGCGTGAAGAAAATCCATGCGCGTGCCGCCGCTTAATAAATACCGATCAAACCAAATATGGTGGAAAATATGGCTGATTCGCTGCATCAACGAGGCTAGAGAGTGCGACACGCCGCCAGACGAGACGCCAACGACGCCATCATCACCGACGCCTTGCGCAAGGCAGGCTTCACGGTCACCGATTTCGGTAAGGCAGGCCAAGGCATCCCCGACAAACTAGTGACGAAACTGCTACCCGATGGCAAATCGTGGGTGTGCTGGGTAGAGATCAAGATGCCGACGGGGCAGCTACGGGAGGCGCAGGAAGCGTTTAAGAACGTCTTTGAGGGCAGGGGCGAGTATTACGTTGCCCGTGACCCAGAAGCCGCGATACGCGACCTGTGGGCGTTATATGACGATGCGATTAAGCCCGAGCAGCGTCGGTGAACATCTGTGCTTTGCGCTTGCCTTTGTAATGGGCGATGACGGGCGAGGGGAACTCGGCGAAATGTTCCGGCAGACAGGCATAACGGTACTCGTCCAGCTTGCGCACAAAAAGCGGCGAGAGGCTGTTGACGTAATCCCGCAAAACCTCCTGATCGCCGTACCACGCTTTGAACTTGTCGGGCAGGGCGGCGTATCGCTCGGCCAAATTGACCCACACGCCCGCATCGGGGGTGATGGTCGCGCAGCCAAGATAGGGGTAAACCTCGTCCAGCGTTTTCCCAGCGTATTCGGAATAGTCCTGCCCGCGCTGGTGGACGTTGAAGATGGCATCGCGCATGAACGTGCGTCGGCAGACCGCAATAATCCCCTCGCCCAAGAGCAGCTCGGGGTGAATGGGTTTGCGCACCAGCATATCGGTGTCCATGTAAAGCGCAGGCTGGGCGAGCTGCAACGCTGCAAAGGCTTGCGTGCGCCAGAGCATCAGATGCGCGGGGTCACCGCTTGTCGGGTGCGCCCATGTGACGCCCGGGACGGTGGGGGTTGCGTTGTCGGTAACTTGGATGATTTCAGCGCCGGGATTGTGTTTCCGAAGCGACGCCACCATAGCCGTTGGCATTGAAAGATCGGTGCCAACGTGGAAAAAGACGAAGGTTGACATAGGGAGAAATTAGCATGATTAATTTAAATCGCAAAAGAACGAGCCGCATCATTTGGGAAACGCTGCTGGAAAACACGGTGAGCCAGCCGAAAATTCCGTGGGTGGATCAGCTCAATATGCTGGATGCGCTACGCACGACGGCACAGGCACCGACGGGTAGCATCAGCCTCTCAGCGTTTTGGTGTCTTTACAGCGTCGTGCAGGCGTTTAAGCCAAAGGTGGTCGCGGAGGTTGGCACTTACATCGGCAAGTCCACGCTCGCGCTCGTCTCTAGCGGGGCGACGGTCTACACCTGTGACCATAGCAACGACATCAAGCTGCCCTTCAAGGTCAACCAGTACCCGATGAAAGGCAGCACAGAGATGTTTGAGGACATGCTGAAAAACAAGATCAAGGCTGATCTGATATTTCTGGACGGCAGGCTTACCCCGCGGGACATTCGGTTGATGGCAGAAATTGCCCACGGCAACACGGTCGTGCTGCTAGATGACTTTGAGGGCGTGGAAAAGGGTGTCGCCAACGCGCAAATGTTTCAGTACGAGGGGGCGATGCTGGTGTACCCCGCCGAAAAGGACTTGTTGGAAAAGCACGGGCTGCCCGATGAATCCACGCTCGCTATGGTCGTCCCGCACAGCGTTGTGCGGTTGACGAGCCAGTAGCCTCCCATTACCCTCGCAATGCGGAGGTTCTATGTCGCACAAAGACGCTGCCGAGTTTGTCGGGGTATTGCTGCATAGCAGCACCGCCGCGCATTTCCTGCATTTGCAGACAGCAAGCTATGCTGCCCACAAAGCCCTCGGGCATTACTACGAGAACATCGTGGGGTTGGCCGACAAGTACGCTGAGGCGTATCAGGGCCACTACGGCATCATCCCGCTAGATGATTACCCAGACGGGTTTAAGGTGCAGAAAGACGCTGCTGCGTACGCCGACAGCCTGCTGACGTTTGTGAAGGGCATCCGAGGCGACCTGCCGAAAGACACCGACTTGCAGAACATTATTGACGAGATCGTAGGCGAAATCGCCTCCCTTTCGTACAAGCTGGAGCGTTTCAAATAGTGCAAATTGAACAAATCGGGATCGCCACCCTGATCCCGTTTGCGAAAAATAGCCGCACACATAGCGACGCACAGGTAGCCCAGATCGCGGCCAGCATCCGCGAGTTTGGCTTCACCAACCCCGTATTGATAGACGAGGCCAACGGCATCATTGCCGGTCACGGGCGCGTTATGGCTGCCCGCAAGTTAAAACTGACCGAGGTGCCGTGCATCAGGCTGTCGCATTTGTCGGACGCCCAAAAGCGGGCTTACGTTATTGCCGACAACAAACTTGCCCTTAACGCCGGATGGGACGAGGCCATGCTCAAACTGGAGTTGGCTGACCTAAAGGCGCTGGACTTTGACCTTGACCTAACGGGCTTTGACACGGACGAAATAGACGCCCTATTGGCCGAAAAGGGTACGGAGGGGCTAACTGACCCCGATGCCACCCCAGAGCCGCCCGTGGAGCCTGTCACGCGCCTTGGAGACGTTTGGGTATGCGGCCAGCACCGAGTTATGTGCGGCTCCAGCCTAGAAATGACCGCAATAGAACGCCTATGCGGGGATCAGCGGGTAGATATGCTACTGACTGACCCTCCCTATAACGTGGCGTATACAGGCAAAACTAAAGACGCACTAACCATTCAAAACGACAGCATGGGCGACGAGGCGTTTAGGACTTTTTTGCGGGACGCTTTTGTTACGGCTGATGCGGTTCTGAAACCGGGGGCGGTGTTTTACGTTTGGCACGCGGACTCGGAGGGCTATAACTTTCGTGGGGCGTGTAAGGACGCCGGCTGGAAAGTGCGGCAATGCCTAATATGGCAGAAAAGCAGCATGGTAATGGGGCGGCAGGATTACCACTGGCAACACGAACCGTGCCTTTATGGCTGGAAAGACGGCGCTGGTCATTTGTGGGCGTCTGACCGTAAGCAAACCACGCTGCTGAAGTTTGACCGCCCGAGCCGTAGCGAAGACCACCCCACGATGAAGCCCGTGGCGTTGTTTGAGTATCAACTGCTAAACAACACCAAGGGCGGCGATATCGTGCTGGATTCGTTTGGCGGCAGCGGCACAACGCTAATTGCAGCCGAAAAGAACGGACGCATCGCCCGCATCATGGAACTAGACCCGAAGTACGTGGACGTTATTGTTAAACGCTGGGAGGACTTCAGCGGCCAGAAAGCGGTGCTGGAATCTACTGGCGAACCGTTTAAGGCCGCGGCATGAAACGCAAGGAAACGCGCATTAGCGAACGCACCGGCCAACCCAAGCAAGGCCACCAAGGAGAAGGCGGCGGTCGCCCCCAGTTTGAGATTGATTATGAAGCTGTTAAGAAGCTGGCAGGCATCCAATGTACGCAGACCGAAATCGCCGCTTGGCTTGGTTGTCACGTCAATACGCTGCTAACCGATGAGAAGTTTATGGAGATTTATAAAAGCGGAATAGAGGGCGGCAAAATGTCGCTGCGCCGCCACCAATGGCGAGCGTTGGAAGAAGGCAACACAACGATGCTGGTATGGCTCGGCAAGCAGTATCTCGGCCAGCGCGAAAAGAACGAAGTCACGGGGGCTGACGGCAAAGACTTGGTTATTACATGGCTGCCGCCCCAATAGTTATTCGGTACGCCCCACGTAAGGCGTTCATGCCGTTTCATGAGCGCACTCAACGATGGGCGTGCTTGGTGGCTCATCGGCGTGCGGGCAAAACGGTGGCGGCCATCAACGACATTATCCGCGCTGCAATGTTTGCGAAAAGCCAAAATCCCTTATATGGGTACTGCGCCCCTTATCGGTCGCAGGCAAAATCGGTGGCGTGGGATTACCTAAAGGTTTACGCCGCCCCGGTAACGCGGGAAACGAACGAATCTGAGCTGACCGTAGAGCTAATCAACGGGGCCAAGATCAGGCTGTTTGGCGCGGATAACGCCGACGCGATGCGTGGCCTTGGGTTTGATGGCATTTACCTAGACGAATACGGCGACTTCAAACCTAGCGTGTTCGGCAACGTCATACGCCCTGCCCTCTCCGACAAACAAGGCTGGGCGGTGTTTGGCGGCACACCCAAGGGCAAGAACCAGTTTTGGGAGATTTACGAAACCGCCACTCGTCTCCCTAACGAGTGGTTCCTGTTGCGCCTGCCCGCCACATCCAGCGGGATTCTCCCGGCGACCGAGCTAGCCGCCGCCAGAGCGCAGTTGGCCGAGGATCAGTACCTACAGGAGTACGAGACTTCATTTGAAGCCGCAATCCTCGGCGCTTTTTTCGGCAAGGAAATGCGAGAGGCAGAGCAGCAAGGCCGCATCGGCCAAGTGCCGTACGACCCGAATTTGCCTGTCTATAGCAGTTGGGATTTGGGGTATAGAGACGACACGGCGATATGGTTCTACCAGATCGGGCGCGGGGAAATCCGCGTCATAGACTTCTTTGCGGTGTCGGGTGCTGACATCTACGACATCGCCACAACGGTGATGGCAAAGCCTTACCGCTACGCCCGCCACTACCTGCCGCACGACGCCAAAGCCAAAAGCCTGCAAACGGGTAAGAGCATCATTGAGCAGCTGGCGGTGCATCTGGATGTCGCCAAACTCGCTGTCGTTCCCGACATTGGCGTGCAGTCAGGCATACAAGCGGTGCGCATGACGCTGCCGCGCATTTGGTTTGACGCCGAGAAATGCCGCGATGGCATAGAGGCGCTGCGTCAGTACCAGCGCGAATACGACGAGGACAAAAAAGCCTATCGTCAGTCACCGCGCCACGATTGGACTAGCCACCCGGCTGACGCTTTCCGTATGCTTGCGGTATCATGGCAAGAGACTGCTGACAAGACCCCGGCCCTTGAGCCTAAACCGCTTATGGTCGGCCCACAGAACACCGTCACACTCAACGACATGTGGGCGGTGCATGATCGGACAACCTCGCGGAGAGCGCGGATATGAGCATTACGTCACCGAACAGATACCCTTACGAGACTGTGGCCGCCTCCCAGACCGCGCAGGTATTGGGTGGAACGGGCGCGGTAGGCGATTACCTGCACCGCATCGTGGTCACGGTTACGACGACCGGCACCTCTACGTTGAGCGTGCTGGATGGCAGCACCACGGTGCTGACGATGGCCGCCAACACGCCCGTCGGCGTCTACAGCCTTGAGATCAACGCCGCCTCGGCTTCCGGCCCGTGGGCGATTACGACAGGCGCAGGGCTGGCTGTTCTTGCTGTCGGGTTCTTCACCGCATGAACCGCAAGCCCGGGCTTTATGCCAACATCCTAGCCAAGCAGGAGCGGATCAAGGCTGGCTCCGGCGAGCGCATGAAGCGCCCCGGTGAGGCTGGACGCCCGACCGGTGCTGACTTTAAGCAGGCCGCCAAGACCGCGAAGCCGGAGAACAAATGACCGCAGCGTGGCAGCGTAGCGAGGGCAAAAACCCTAAGGGCGGCCTCAACGCCAAGGGCCGTGCTTCGTACAAAGCCGAGACGGGTGGCACGCTCAAACCTCCGGTGAAGAAGGGCGACAACCCACGCCGCGCCAGTTTCCTTGCCCGCATGGGCAACATGCCGGGGCCGATGGCGAAGAACGGTGAACCCACACGCCTTGCGCTTGCGCTGCGTGCTTGGGGCGCATCCAGCAAAGAGGACGCCAAGGCCAAGGCCCGAGCGATCAGCGCCCGAAACGAGGGGAAAGCGTAATGGAACCGATGTTGGTCAGCAGCGAGGTGGATCGCTACCTCAAAATCGTCGGGCAATACGACAACGAATTTGCCAAGTGGACGGCGCGGGTCAAGAAGATCGTCAAGCGTTACCGCGACGACACCCGTGGGCAAACGCTGACCGAATCGGCCAAGTTCAACATCCTGTGGTCAAACGTGCAGACGTTGACGCCTGCCGTTTACGCCAAGCTGCCTAAGGCTGACATTAGCCGCCGCTTTGGTGACAACGACCCGGTGGGCCGCGTGGCCGCGCAGCTCCTTGAGCGTGCGATTGACTTTGAGATTGAGCATTACCCCGACTTCCGTTCCACGATGAAATACAGCGTGGAGGATCGGTTCTTGGGCGGTCGCGGCAGCGCATGGGTGCGCTATGAGCCGCACACCTCGCCCATCGGCATTGATGACGACGGCGTATCGGTCACCTCCACGGTTGAACAGGGCGAAATGTCCGAACCGATGGAGCAGATTGAGTACGAGTGCGCCGTCGTGGATTACGTGCATTGGCGCGATTTCGGTCACTCACAGGCCCGCACATGGGAAGAAGTGG